GTGATTCATATTTCTAAATTCTCTCCATCAGAAACTTATGGATGGAGTCCTATATTAACTGTGTTTGAAAAAGCCCTAACTCTAATAGGCATGGATAAAAATCTATATAGGTATTTCTTTGAACGTAAAATGCCAGCTAGTATGATGATGGTGTTTACTGATGACCCTGAATCATTGCGAAGGGAACGTCAACACATAGCTGCTCAAACTAGGCTTGACCCTAACTATATTCCTATGGTAGCCGTATCATCTAGGCAGAATAGAGGTAGGGTTGATATGGTACGTTTATATCATACTTTACAGGAAATGGATTATCTTCCTGTGAGGGCTGAGATTAGGGAACGTATTGCAGCCATTTGGGGAGTAACTCCTGCGTGGCAAGGCGCACCAGAAGCATTTGGTGGATTGTCTACGCAAACCCAACAGTTAGTAGTTATGAGTAGGGTTGTAGAAGGTGACCAAAGATTGTTCCATGAAAAAGTATTTCCACAGTTGTTGGAAGCTTTTGGTGTTACTGATTGGGCTTTGAAACTACCTAATCCTGAAGAAAAGGCTGAAGCTACTAGAATTAGTTTCTCTCAACAGAGGGCACAGGTTGTGAATCAATACATTGCTTTGGGATTTGACGTAAGACTTAAAGACAATGGTGTACCTTTAGATGAAGCTGAATTCTTAGTGTTTGGTAAGCCAGTACCCATGATACAGATGCAGGGAGAACAAATGGCTTTGGGCTTGGAACAACAGCAACAGCAAATGGAAATGATGCAACAACAGCAACAACAGGTACAACAGGCTCCTGCTGCTCCCCCAGGCGTTAATCAGGCCCCTGGACGAGTTGGGGCTGCTCCAGGTGGTGCAGAAGGCGGCGGGGCTGCTCCTGCCCCTCCTGTGCCCATGCAGCAGATGATGAATGGGAATGGGTTGGAGAAAGACGCTAAGAAGTTTGGTGGACGGTTTGCTGGGGTAACACCAGATTGGCATGATAAATCTCCGTTAGAGGAAGATAACGTGGATGATATTGCTGATGCACGGGCTGAAGGCAAAAGTTGGATGAACGATTTATTTGATAAAGGGTATACTTCTCCCTTAATTAAAGAAGTAAATACGTTAGGAACTAAGATGTGGTTTGCTCAAGATGGTGTAGATTTTGTAGCCGATTTGAATCCTTTAGGCGTAACCCATATAGAGAAGGCTACTTTTGGACGAGGGCCAATATATCAAGCACCTAAAGGCCCATCTGAAAAACCTGGAATAAGTTATTCCCCCACTGGAAACAATAAACAGGGAGACTACTCCTATGACGGCGAGGAGGAGGAAGATAATGCCAATCTCTAATAGGGATGGTAAATGGTATTGGGGTAGTAAAGGCCCATTTGATTCTCGTAAAAAAGCAGAGGAGGTGGCACAAGCTGCTCATGCGTCAGGTTATGAAAAACTACTTAAAGAGGGTGATGGTGGTGCTGCTCTTGATGGACTCAGCGGTGTGGTTTTCACATCCGAGAATGCAGGAATTTTTACCCCCACTCATGGGGGAGCTAAAACAACTAGAAAAGAACGAAAATATATTAAACGAGAACATGATGAAGAACGTAAAAAATTGTTAGGAAAAGAAAAAAAGAGTGGGGTAGAGAGACTTGAACAATTTGTTAGAGAAGGTACGCCTATTAAGAAAGCTGTGAATAAACGAGTTGATGGAATAGGTCAAGGGTCTTCTGCACATAATCCACAAAATAATCTTATACAAGTAGACTATCGTAAAATTGGAAAGGATAGAGAGATAGGTACAGACCAACAACCTAATTCTAGTATGTCAGGTACAGATAGTCGTATGGATGCAAGCACACACGCTACTAAACCACAGGATGAAGACCCAAGTGTTACCTCTAAAGTAATTCCTAGTAAGCCTAATTGGGGGACTAATAAATCATATTTACAACTAGCTGGTGTAGGGAGTTTTTCAAACATTGGCGCACAACCTAATCAAAACACGGATTCACATGATATTTCAACTGAACCACAAGCTAAATATATAGAACGAGGTAAATCTCCATCTGAGAAGAAGGAGGAGCAACAAGATATTAAAATGAATGACATTTCACGAAGAGTAAAAAAATATCAAGAAGATGAAGAGGCTGATGTAGAACAGCCTTTGGCTGCTGCTTCAGCAGCTAATGCCCAAATTCAATCTATGGTAAAAACAGTATGGGGTAGTGGAAGCGAAAGAGGAGAATATAGACGCTCTGATGATGGGGATAAAATTCCTCCTGATGAAGATGATGTACTAGACCCATCTGAAAGTGATAAGGTTGTAGACGCTCTTAAAAGATTGCAAAGTCGTAAAAAAGGCTATGTAGAAAAGGGCGAGACTCACCCATTATTTTTAGCTATGATGGATGATATTAATGAATAATATTTGTCTTAAATGTGGTGGTTCGATGTTTTTAAATCAAGATAAAGATTTAAGTTGTTTGATTTGTGGGGCAGTTCTTGTATTGACTGTTAGACGAGCTTCTGATATAACAGGTATTAGGAAAAAGGTTGTACCAGAAACTAAATGGCGCATGTCTTCTAAAGGAATGCAAAGACGTAAAGGAAGTCCTAGAAAGTTCTTGGGTGGATAAACTATGCCAAAACGTACTTTTACAGAAAAAACGGGCTATCCCGCAAAGATTTTAACTCCAGGTTATTTAGGAGAAATGACTCCAGAGGAATTACAAGTCCTTAAAATAGAATTACAGAATAGGTCTAAGCTAAGAAAACGTTGGGGTTTTACAGAAGACGAGCGCATAACGAATAAGAAAATTCAAGTAAAGGCATTGGAGGGAAGAGATAGTGATGACCAACTTATATACAGTAGAGAAACAGAGTCAGAAGGATAAAGATGGATATTTTTTACAGATAGCAAATACTGTGGCAACTAGGGCTACATGTCCTAGACGTAAAGTAGGGTGTGTATTAGTTGATTCTAAACAACATATTGTCGCTACTGGATACAATGGTGTACCATCAGGGTTTACGCATTGTACAGATATTCCGTGTGAGGGAGCAGAATATCCTTCAGGAACGGGATTAGATTTATGTGAAGCTATTCATGCAGAAGTTAATGCTTTCTTGCAACTACGTTCTGATGATGAATTGACAGCATATGTCACCATTATGCCGTGTTTCCCATGTGCTAAAATGATGGCAAATAGTAATATAAAACGATTAGTCGCAGCAAAAGAATATGTACATAATCAAAGTATAGAGATGTTACAGAAGGCTGGCATATTAATTACTATTGTGAAGTAAAAATGAATTTAAAAGATACATTACAACAAGCGTTTTCTAATACTACTTGTGTTAAAAAACTTAAAGAATCTTTAGGTTTAGATGATATACAAGTGAAGAGTGAATCAGATGGTGTGAAGATAGTTTTTGTAAAAGAAGACAAATTAGAAACTTTGTTGTTAAAGCCACAGAGAGTGCAAGTAGGGCCAAAACAAAGGCGCACACAAACAGGTATTCAACATGTGTCGGGGTATACAAGAAGTACTTCTAAAACAGATACAGAAGATTTAATTAAAGCACAGGAAAGTGATACAGAGATAGATAATAAAACTAGTATAGCTTTCCAAGAATTTATTGAGTGTTGTTTAGAATCTATTGATGGGCAATCCATTACGATTGAATAAGAGGAGGAGCTATGGACGCAAGTAAAGTCACACCCTTACAGGAATACATAATTGCAAAACATTCACGCATGGTGGGCAGAGTATTGGATTTAGTTGAGGCTGCAATGCCAGAAGGAACACAATGCGAGAAATTAAAAAAGCTTGTGCAAGTGCCGTTATATGATTTTAGGAATGAAATGCTTAAATTGACGGTTACGGAAGATGCTTTAGAACTTGCTGAAGAATAACGAAAGTTTTTCAGAATATTTAGTATAATAATATAGTACGAATATCGTACATTTTATCGCTTTTGGGAGTCGGAGGTGGCTTAGACCAACTTCCTTGGTAAAAATAGACGAATGGAGGTA